CGCCAATTCCCCCCTCAACCTCTCGACGGCGCAAGCCGTTGGGATACGAGCCGCTTATCGCCACCCGCCGAAGACGGCGTGTACACGGAGACGACCAGTGAGACGTCCTAGCATCCCCTTCCACAAATGGGGACGACGGGGCAAGAGCCCCGTCGACAAACCAGAGGAGACTACAATGGCACCAAAGAAGCCCACCCAAGTACCCGACGCTGTGGCCGACGAAGTCGGCACACACAACGAGAGCGACTTCAACGAGCGCAACCGTCAAGCCGACGAAGCCGACGATAGCGACGGGGGTAAGCGCCCCCGTCGACGTGACTCCGACTCGGATTGATCTTTCGACACAGGGGCGCTCACGCGCCCCTGCACGAAGGACCAATCCCGGTCCCTCAACAGGGGAGTGTTAAATGCCTGGAATGACGCACTTGTGCGAAGACTGTCACCGCGACACCGAGCTAACGCATTGTCGCTCCGTCGACGCATACTTGTGTGAAGAGTGCATTACCGTCCGAGCAGAGCTGTACTTTGCCGGGCGTCTCGCAACTACTGTACCCGAGATTGACGACACAACCACCACCGACGACGGTTACACAGGACTCTAACTGGTGTACTCGACTGACCTTTTCGCGTTCGCCATAGGGGCCGGTCTGGCCCTTATGGTGTTCCTTGCCATCCACACAACGAGAGGACCTCGCTAATGACCTTCAAACGCCTCCACATCGGCTTCGACATCGACCTCGAATCGCTCCTGCGCAGCGCCTCCGACGTTCGCGTAGACGTCTATCGAGAGGAACCGTCCCATGTCACTACGACGCCCCGCCGCCTCGCGGCGCGTGCGCCGCAGCGCCTCGGACCGCCGCGAAACGTGACGCCCGAAGGTATCCGCACGCTAATGCTCCGCCACATCGTCAACAAAGGCGCGCCCGTGACGCGCATTGAGTTGCGTGACCTCACGATGGCCCGCGGCTATTCGAAGAACTCCCACAGTTCGCAACTCTCTCAGCTCAAATCCGACCGCCTCATCAAGCGCCTCAAAGACGGCACTTACATCCACACCGAGCGAGCCATAGTTGAGTTGGCAAACAGGGAGGCCGCATCCAATGGCGAATAAACGCACCAGCCTCCGTCTGTACTCGTCGTACAACTTCTCCGACAAGGACCCCGTGATTGACAAGGTCCGGACTCTCGTCAATCGCGAGCACATGTCGTATGGCGAAATCCACGAACGCTCGGGCGTCACCGTGTCGACGATCCGTGGCTGGCTCGACGGCAAAACGCGCCGCCCGCAGTACGCCACCGTCATGGCCGTTGTCCACGCCCTCGGCTACCGCAGTACGTTCCTCAAGAAAGGAGGCAAACCATGAGCACTCGACCCGAGTTCTCCGTGTACCAATTCTTCAGCACCGGCGAGTATGAGCGTGTACGCGAGTACGTAGTGCTCACTGACGCAATGCAAGCCGTCGAGCACTATTGTAAATCCGTCGCTGCGCGCATGGGCATCGTCAATCGCGTCATCATGACCGACGGCGGGGATCACATCGTCTTTGAGTGGCGCTTCACCGAGGGCGTTGTGTGGCCCCGCCCGAAGCCAGAGGCTTCGGTCCCTCCCGAGCCACCAGCGGACCGAAGGTCCGCAACGCCGCTGCCGCCCAGTCCATGGGAGGACCTCTAAATGACCGACAAAAGGACCAACCACATGAAGCGCCCCACTTCTCCCTCCACCGTGACGCGGCCCCGTGTGTACTGCGCCTCGCCAGCGCACCGCCTCAAGATGTGGCAAGTGATCGCGTTCCGCAGCATCCACATCGTATCGACGTGGCATACGAACGCCAACTTTGCGGCGGACGACCAAGACGCTGCGACTTGTGCGGAGTATTGGGAGCAGGACTTTACTGAGATCCGCCAAGCCGACGTGTTACTCGCCTACGCCGAGGCGCACGACCGCCCCAACGGCACGCTCGTCGAGATCGGCTACGCCCTCGCGCACGATACGCCCGTCGCGCTCGTAGGCAACTTCGCATGGGGCACATGGAAGCACCTTCCACTCGTCACACACTATCCTACGCTCCGCGAAGCTGTCGCGGCAATCACTGGAGTACCAGCTAATGACCAGACCTAAATCATCCCGCTACACCGTCGGCAGCTTCGGCCCCGAGCTCATGGCGATCCTATTGAAGGGCGCCCGCGAGCGCGTGGAGATCCCCTGTCCCGACCAGCGCACCATGAAGTTCATACAGATGCGCCTCCAGATGCTCCGTGGCGCAATGTACCGCGAAAAGCACTCGCAATACGAGCTCGTGACCCGTGCTCGAACGACGCGTCACTGGGCTCCCGACAATAAGGACAAGGACTGCGTTCTCATCGTGCAGCCAAACGACTCACAGTTCACCGAGATCTTTAAGCAGGCCGGGGTCGAAGCCACGCCGCATGATCGCGACATTCTCGACGACATCGGAGCGCCCGTCGCAGACGTGGAGAGCCCGCCCGTCGAACCCGACGTTCCTGACGATCCATACTCGCGATGGAGGAAACTCGTATGATTACAGCCAACATTATCGCCTCAGCAATGCACGGCAAAGGCAAACTCCCTACTGCGGCAATCTACGGACACGTCCAAGGACTCGCCAAACAATACCACTTCCGACTGTCGCCTCACTGGAAGGCGACAGTCCGCAACGAACTCCAACGCCACTCCAAGGGCAGTCACAAGTTCGTCAAACCCCACCTGTTCCGCCAACATGCGCGCGGCGTCTGGGAATGCACACGGAGATAATCGCTCGAGGTCGAAAATAACGCTTGACAGGATTTCGACTAGGGATTATAAAGGGGGCGGTTAACCCGATTGTTAACTGCCCAAGGAGTTCAGTCCAATGTCCCGACCTACTAACCCCGACCTAACGAAGCACTGGAAGATCTCGCTCCCGGCCACCCTAGCGGGGATCGTAGAGTTCTATCTCTTCGACCCGCTCCACAAGAAGCCCCTCTACGGTGCCCGTGCACGTTTGATTACTGAACTACTCGAAGGTTGGGTCGACGAACAAAAGCGCCTCGCCGCCGCTGGTGCCGAGGGCACTAGCGCCTCGCATACGGAGCCTCACCTCGATGCCAGAAATTGACATTAGTGAAATTTCCAAACTGCCCCCGAACGACCTCGAGGCTCGCCGCCGCCAGATTGTACTGAAGGCGGCCGGGCAACATGACAACCTGTCCATTGAAGAACTTCATGAACTCGCTGCCATTACTGGCGTACTGAGGCGTCGCGCGAGCGGCCCACCGAAGGCGCCGCGTGCTCCCCGCAACTCTAAACCCGCAAAGCCAACACTGGAGGACCTCGCATGATCGCACCCACGAGCTACGACACCATCGAAGACGTCAAAGAAGCCTTCATCGAAGAAGACCTGGATCGCGGTGAGACCGTGCAGGTGCTCATCGACGAGTTCGACATGGACCTTGCCGCGGCGGAAACCCTCGTTGGCGAGTGGGCCGAAGTAGCGTCCGACGACGAGGACGACGTAGCGTGAGAGACTGGCCGAAAGAGCCGCCAGCAACAGGGCCGAATTATATAGCGGGCCTTTGGTCGCGTCGGAACTACGACGCGATGATTGAAGACTTTGAAGCAACGGAGAACCGTGATGCCCGAACGTTACACGAAAATGCGGGACAAGTTCAAGAAGGAAGGACTGAGTGCCAAGCTGGCCAAGCAGAAGGCAGCGCGCATCTTCAACGCGAGCCGGAAGCCCGGCACGAAGCCCGTCACACGAAAGGAACACCGATGACCCTCTCCATCGTGTGGCGGCCCTCCAAAGACGCCGACACTAAGCTCGACGTTCCAGCGCCCTCATCCTTCATGGACCTTATGACCGCCGTCGGGTATCAGATTCCCTGTACGCTCGACAGCGACGACCGCCCCATCCTCAATGGCATGGCTGTCGTATTCAATCGCCAAGCAGGTGACGACGCACCCAATCCATTCAAGCAGTTGGTCGATCTGCTCGATCTATACGACTCCATCGACCTCAACACCGCCACTTGACCTCGCACGAAAGGAGCACAAACCCAAGTGACCCGTCACGCTCGCAACACGGACCCCGACACCTCCCACGAGGCGGCGCACACCGTAGACGCCACCCGCCTCGAAGCGAAGGTGTACGCCACTCTGAAGGAGAATGGCGACCTCACCTCGAAGGAAATCTCCATCGCCTGCGGCGAAGAATACTGCTCCATCACCCCCCGGATGGTCGACATGGAAATCAAGGGCCTCGTGTGGCGAGTTGGCCGCCGCAAGAACCCGAACAGTAATCGTAGCGCCATCGTATGGTCACTCAAACCACCCGATCTATCCCCACAACTGTCTCTCGACCTCGCTCACTCTCACCCTGCGTGAACCGGCTCACGCACACACGGAGACTCTAATGCCCACCGACACCCTCGATCCCCAGCTCCCTCAACACGTTGACGCCACGATGATCTCGTGCTTCAGGTCATGCCCAAGGAAATTCTACAATGAGTTCGTTTTGGGCCTTCGTCCCAGTGGACTATCCATCGACCTGCACGCTGGCGGAGCTTTCGCTCATGCCCTCGAGGTGGTACGCCGTGAGGTGTTCGTTAATGGACGATCACTCAGTGACGCTCTCATGCGGGCGAGCGCCGCCTTCGAGATCTATTGGGGCGACTTTCGAATCCCCGAGCATAAGACCACCACCAAGCGTCCTGACCGTGTGTGGGCCGCCGTCGAAGAATACTTCCGACAATACCCTCCTACTTCGGATCACATTCAACCCTACTTCGTAGACGGCAAACCCACCTTTGAGTTTACCTTTGCCATTCCTCTCGAGCCCGTGGTAGATCACGACACTCTTCCCGGCTCCAAGCTATGGCCCACTCATCCCGTGACCGGCGACCCATTTTTGTACACCGGGCGCTTCGACATGATGGGGGAGTACCTGGGGAATCCCGTCATCTGTGACGACAAAACCAGTGGCACAGGACACTATAGCGGCTGGAGCGAGAAGTGGGACCTACGCTCGCAGTTCATCGGTTACACGTGGGCGTGTCAACAGCTCGGCATCGCGGCGGACACAACCGTCGTCCGTGGCGTCGGGATACTCATGAAATCCATTGCTCTCGCCGAGGCGATAAAGCCCTACAGCGACGACCTACGAGCCAAGTGGTTGGAGCAATTGCGTCGCGACCTATGGCGCATCACCGACATGTGGAACAGTGGCTATTGGGACTACAATCTCGGCGAAACCTGTACGAGTTACGGCCAATGCGTGTACTCGACCGCCTGTCAGTCGGCGAACCCTGAGCCGTGGCTCAAGACCTTCGACGTTAGAAGGTGGAATCCAGTAGCCCTCGATCCAACCAAGGACGCAGCATAATGAACGCTCCCACAACCGTCACGCAGTCCATCATCCTCCAACCGCCGAGCGTACTCTTACAAGGTGCGAGCGGCGCCGGTAAGACCAGTTCCCTCGTCACTGCGCTCGCTGCTGGACTGAACGTCTTTGTCATTGGCACCGAGCCCGGCTTCGTCGACTCCTTAATTGACCGAGCCCGGGAACTGAAGCTCCCTCTGGACAAACTGCACTGGATGTCCGTCCTTCCAGCGACTGAAGGTTGGGACGCCCTCGATGAAATGGTCACAAAGATTGGGAGTCTTGACTTTGAAGGCATCTCGAAGATCAAAGGCATCGGCAAAGACAAAACCCGAGTCCCCGCCCAGAAGTTTCTCGGAGCCCTCAAAGACTTCCGATGCGAACGGACTGGTCAGTCTTTTGGCAGCTTTACTCTTTGGGACGACACTTGTATGCTATGCATTGATAGTCTTAGTGGCCTATCAACTATATCATGGTATCTCACCGTAGGGAACAAACCCACCGGCGCTCCCGGCGAGTGGAACATCGCAATGAACTTTATCGAAGCCCTCCTCATGAAGATCAACAGCGACCGCCAGTGTTACTTCACACTCACTGCGCACGTGGAGAAGGAAATGGACGAAATCACCGGCGTGAGTCGTGTGATGACCAGTACACTGGGACGTAAGCTCGCCCCGAAGATCCCCAGGTTCTTCTCCGAGGTAGTCTACGCGCAACGGGGCGGTACGCCGCCATTCCGGTGGTCCACCATTGACGCCACGGCGGACCTGAAGAACCGCGTCCTACCCGTGTCACCGGCTCTCGCCCCCTCGTTCGTTCCTATCGTCGAGGGTCATCGTAACCGACTGAAACTCATTGGAGCCTCCAATGGCGCATCCTGACGACGAGATCATCCAGAAATGGCGCAACCGGATGAACCATCTTGCGCGGTTCCTCGACGAGCAATTCAACGGCACGGCGAAGGGGCTTGATCGTGAGGTGTGTTTCGTCCTCCTGACGGCTCCATTCAACGTGACCGATGGCCGCGTCAACTACATATCGAACGGGCCACGCGAGGACGTTGTCGCGATGCTCAAAGAAATCATCGCCAGATTTGAGGGCCAACCGAAGCAATCCGGGACGGCCTAAAGGGATTCCTCTGGAACACTACAGCCGGAGGTAGGAAGCAGAGGGTGGCGACTGTAGCGCTCCATCGTGAGTATTGTCCGTGGTACTCCGCGTTGGCCGGTCCCTCTGCTTCCGACAATCGTCAATCGTGCAACATGCAACTCGAAACAGGAAACACGCATCATGTCAGACTCAACATTCGATCCCGACTCCTTTATGTCCCAGCACGTCGACGCCCCCATGTCCACCCAACTCCAGGGTGTGCCCGAGGGCGAGTACACCGCCATGATCGGCGATTTCGACTCCACCGCCTTTCGTCAGGTGACTGTGACGAACAAGCAGACCGGCCTCTCGCAGGACCGGCCCGTGTTCGAAGTTCCTTTTATCATCCAAGACGACGCGCTCAAAGCCAAGCTCGGTCGCGAGCAAATTACGCACCGCGAGACCTTCTGGCTCGACATTAGCGCCGACGGCAAGATCGACACCGGCCCCGATAAGAACGTCCGTCTGGGCCAACTCCGCCAAGCGCTCGGGCAGAACGTCCCCGGCACCTCATGGTCCCCCACGATGCTCCGCAACATGGGGCCCGTGAGGATCGTCATCAAGACGACATCCGACAAGCGCGATCCCGACAAGAAGTACACGAACATTACGAAGTACGCGAAGATCTCCTAGTGAGTTGGCGGCGGAGCCCTTGGGAGGGAAGCTCCGCCGCACCACACTCCCTCCCGCAGAGAGGAACTCATATGCAGCCCTTCTTAGCGATGATTATTCCAGTCGGCGGCGACGGAGCGCCCGGCGTCCCGACACATCCCATCGTCATTCCTCCCCCCGGACAGCCCGGCGTCCCGACGCATCCGATTGTGATTCCTCCAGACGCCATTGCGCCGGGCGTTCCGACGCACCCGATTTACATTCCGATCACACCGACGCACCCGATCGTCATTCCTCCGGGCGCGATCGGACCCGGCGTCCCGACGCACCCAATCGTAATACCACCTCCAATAGGTCCGGCGCACCCTATCGTCATCCCGCCGGGCTCTATTGCGCCGGGCGTGCCGACGCATCCTATCGTGCTCCCGCCAGAGCCGCCGCTCGGCATCTGGGGCGGCAAGCCTCCGCCCTACGTCGATATCGGTTTCCCAATGCCTCCCGGCCAACCGACGCATCCGATTGTGCTGCCGCCGCTTCCTCCGGGACCCGGCGTACCAACGCACCCTATCGTCATTCCGCCGCCGGGCGAACCGACACACCCGATCGAGCTTCCACCGCCAGTAGACATGGAGGAAGGTGGAAAGCCGCCGCCACCAGAAGGTGGTTGGGGCTACCATCCAGAGTTTGGTTGGGGTTACTTCCCGCCACAGAGCGAAGCGGGACCCAAGAAGTAACCCAGTAACCTTGCCCTCCAGCACGTAGCTTCCCCTGTGTTGGAGGGATCTTTTAGGAGCCCTCAATGTACATCAAACTCAACGACATTTCCATCGGCCCGCGTCAGCGGAAGCGCATAGAGGCCAGTCCTCTGAGCGACCTCGAAGAGTCGATCCGGCAGCGTGGCCTCATCCACCCGCCCACCTACCGTCAGAACGAGCATGGTGTGTGGCAGTTGATCGTCGGCGAACGCCGCACGACCGCCATGAAGAACCTCCACGCGAAGGGCAAAAGCTTCTTCCACAACGGCGAGGTAGTCCCCCTTGGCGAAATC